ACTGACCAATCCTTGCTATTTAAGTTGTACGACGACATACATTCCTTTTGCCACCTAACCGGTTTTTTTGGTTGTTTCATTTTTCTCCTTTCTGTGCTATAATGTTAAAAGTAAGTATATCCAGGTACTTGACAATAGGCTCTGCACCTTGTTGTGTGGAGCTTTTTTGTTAAGCAACTCCGTAATGGATAGCCATTTCTTTCACAATAGCTGTATATCCCTCGATTAACTTTTTATCGTCTGCAATGATGTCAACATAAGATAGCTTGTCTCTCTTTGATTTGCTTACTCCTTCGTCAGCCATCCTTCTTCTTTTGTTCGTCAATCGCTGTCCAAGGTTTACTCCGAATCGTTTCTGAAGTAATTCGTAGCTTTCGTTTCTTACCTGGCTGTAAGACTGACCACCACCAAGTGATAATCCGATCTTCTTGAGAATCTTTCCTGTATCATCTCTCCACGAATTTGTATTCAGCGAAACTACTTCTCTTATGGAATCTACTCTGTTCTCGACTTCCGCAATTTTCTCGGCTTGCCGTTTCTGTTCCAACTGCTGTTCCGCTACTGACTGGAAAATTTTATTAAACATTTGTAATTCCGGTGAAAGCTGTGTTAAGTCGATTGCTTTCTGCTTTACACGTTCCTCAACTGTCGCAAAATATTCTCTCGCCTGTTCCGCTTTCTCTCCGTTTCCTTTTACAGAAAGTTTCTTTGCGAAGTGAGCGGTTAATCGGAAGTCTTCTCGTTGAATTTTACCTCCTGTCGGCGTCTCCGCATCAATGAAGAGTCGCCAATAGTCCTCATTTTCTGTTGCAAATTCATTCTCTGTAATATTCGTTTTCGCCCATCTGGCAAAATCAGCTTTTCTCAGTTCTAAGAAACTATAAAGCTTTCTTGCTGTTGTCATTCCGTTTTCATCTACACCGAGTTCAACTTCTATTGGTGTGAGAAAACTTGTGGTTTGTTGTAATTCTTTCATCTTTTCTCCTTTCTGTGATATAATTTATGTATCCGATAAACAGGAGGTATAAATTATGTTTTATAAATCAAATAATTATGATTGGAATACTGCGGCTGTATGGATCACCCTTGCAATATCTATCATCACACCAACTATTTCTCTTATAATGAGCAACATTCACCAACGCAAACTCAAAAAATTAGAATTGAAACATTCTATTGAATTGGAGTCTTATCATCAAATGGAAAAAACTTTTAAAAACTTTCTTGAAAATGTTTCAAGTAAACTTCATTTGATGGGTTCATATTCAAAAGATTATGAGCTCGCATATCACGAACTGTTTTTATATGTTCCTAAAGAATATTGGCATAAGCTAAAAGAATTTGATAAAGTATTGCTTTCTTCCTCTTCAAACATCGATAACGTTCAAAAACATTATTTAGAAGTTACAGAAATATTGGCATTTTTACTGCAAGAAAAGCGAAGACAAATCCCAAAATAATATTCATTAGCAATCCTACAATCCCCCAGCCGTATTCACTTTTTCCATGCCAATATGACATAATGCAAAAAAGTGTATTTATAATCCACACCGGTATAATATTTAACGTGTTCACTTGTGCTACTCCTTTCTGTGTTATAATGTCCCTATAAAACTTATAGGGAGGTGAATTTAAAATGGATAACAAACAACTTGCTTCTTCCTATGCAACAGCTAAGTGTTGCGGGTTTACTGGTTCTTTCGATGAATTTAAGAAAATGTACGACCAATACTACTCTGAAATCATCGACAATATTAAATCCGCAGAACCTTCTTTAGCAAAAGTAGAAGCAGTTCATCATCCGTTTAAGAAGCACAATTTCTAACATTTTACTGCTTTCAAAGCGGATGAAAGGGCGGTAAGAACTTTAACTGAAAGTTCCAAGTTAGTTTCGTTAATTTTCTTATCGCCATTTACTACATCTGCATATCCTTCAATGATGTCAAAACCAATATGCTCAATGAAATATTCTAATTTTAAGTACCTGTCATTCTCATCTTTCACGGCAATTCTTGAATTTCCATATTTGTCTGTTAACAAGAATCTTTTAATTTCTTTTCCAGATTTTTTGTTCTTTACCTTAGCCATCTTTTCACTCCTTTCTTTCTACTTGTCGCTTATATGGATTAACGAAAATTAAATTTCTTTTTTTTAGAAGTTTTATTTTCGTTTTCCAAAGTGATACAATGAATCTGCTCTGTATTTTCCGCAATCTTACGGAGCAGATTCTTTATTTCTCTCAAGTAAAATCTAATTTTTTCTCACAGATGGTCATTTGTATCATCTGGGTGTATTTTTTCTCCACAGTATATTTCTTCTTATACAGGCTCAATGAAATTAATAGCTCCAACTCCTTCCTGATACATCAAACATTTTGAGTCAATCGAAATATCAAATGCATTTAAGTCTACAGTTAATGTCGGAACTGAATTAGGCTCTGTTTTAAACTCAAGCTTTCTTATGTTGCGTATTTCTGTTCCGTTAATAAACAAGTGCACATTCGATATTGCTTCTCCTTCTTTTCTAGGCTTGATTTCGATTTTTTGGACTTCATGTTTCATTTTTGTCACCTCCTTGTTGATTATAAAACTATTTGTAGCTTTAAATCCTATATTTTAGGATTCTCTATCCACAAAAATAAAGTCCATAGGAATGCCAGAAAGTTCGCTGATGATTCTTAACTGACTTAAGTCTGGCTCTGTTTTACCTAACTCCCAGTTAGTTACAGTTGCCGGGGAAACGCCTACTTTCTCGGCAAATTCCCTTTGTTTCAGCCTCGCATTAACTCTACACGCAGCTATAGAAATCCTCGGAATCTTATATGTCTCTATCATTTGCTTTCCTCCTTTCTTTAACTTATGCCTGTATTATAATCCTATATTTTCGTATTGTCAATACAGTGATTTAATTTTTTAGGATTCTTATTGAATTTTTTAGGATTCTGTGATATTATAATGAACGTAGAAAGGAGGTGTTAACATGACCGATGAAGAACAGAGAAAAATCTTCGCAAAGAACCTGAACTACTACATTTCCAATAGTGGAAAGCAACAAAAGGAAGTTGCTGAAGAGTTAGGATTCCCACAAACAACATTTAACACTTGGTGCACAGGAAAGATAATGCCGAAGATGGGAAAGGTACAGGCAATAGCTGATTACTTTAAGGTTTTAAAATCAGACTTGATTGACGACAAAACATTTAAGGAACCGTCGGAAGAATTTCTCGAGATCGTCGCAAAATTAGGCACAGATGATGAACAATTTCAGAAAATTATAATTGATTATTATCATATGAGCACAGAAAAAAAGAAAGTTTTTTGCGAGTTTTTCAATACTTTCGTTTCAGGCAATTAAAAAAGAAAGGGAGACATTAAGCCTCCCTTTCCTTTTCTTCTCTATAACACGCTTTGGCAAAATAAAATAACATTTTTAAATATTTTTCGCTTGTCATTGCGTTTACCGCTTCAATAATTCGATTCCTGTAATATTTTTGCTGATCTTTTTCGTTCAAATGAATCCCTCCAGTCCCAATGCTGTGATGGTTTAAATTGTAGAACATATTTTCTGTTTCTCAATCATCTAAATCTTCAAGCGCATCTTTTATTATTACATAAATGAAGTGCATCGTTTTTACGTCGTTAACTTTTAATAACATCCTCTTGATTTCTGATAAGTACATTTTTCTCCATCTGTCGTTGCTTTTCTGATTGATTTCTTTTACCGTCACGAAAATTCCTCCTTTGTTAAGTATTGACAAGTTTTTAATACTGTTATAAAATTTCTTTATTCAATAATACTATAAAGGTGGTGCATTTACTTATCTAATTTTAGCAACTTGATTTTATTTAATTTAATAATTAAGGTTAATATTCTAACCAAAGACAGGGGGAAATTGTATGACAAATCTTGATTTATTAGACAATTTTGCAAAAAATATCGAAATTGAACGAATTAAGTTGGGATATTCACAACAAGAATTCGCCAAGCTTTTAAACATTTCGTCTTCAACGTACAAAAACATAATCTCTCGTCGGACAAGCTCTGTAGACATTACACTCGTGCCAAAGATATACAGTCTTACTGGTAGATTATTGTTTGAATTACTGGAATTGGATAGTATGGAATTGGAAATATTGAAAAAATACAGGCTATTAACTGAACGTCAAAAAGCTTATATTAGTGGAAAAATTGATTTTGAACTTGAAATGAAAGCTGATGAAAAAGAATCGGATAATATGCTAGATGTTTTTGTGCTTACTGGTGACATGAAAGATGGCATGATACTTGATAGTTCAAATGAACAGCGAATATACTGCCCTGAATATATTAAGAAATACGGAAAAAAATTGCACTGTGGAATAAGGATAAATTCAAATCATTTAACCCCTGTTTATGTAAAAGGCGATATTGTTTGTGTATCAAAGAAACCACCAAGAGACGGTGATACATGCATTCTTGTCAATAAACAGTCTGGGAAATGTTATATAAGACGAATGAGACAAGGAGGAACGTGAAAAATGAAACCTATAAACGGATATGGGGATATCATAGAAATTGATACAAAAAATTATTCCGACATAAAGAATTGGATAGTATTCGGAATCGTGATCGCTGTATTGCGAAGATAATATACCCAGCCCGTTTGCCGGACTGGGATTTTTTTATTTAAAAGCCGTATTTTGTTACTTCAGCATCGTCTGACCAACAGCCGAATGTATCATTATCGCCATAAGCTCTGACCTTCACCGTAGCTCCGTCCATACCATCTGCGATAAAATCATCAGTGTAATTGGTAGAGTAAAATGCTGTATAAGTCGTGTCGTATTCTTTCCACGTTCCGTCAGCTTTTGTGATACGCACTTTGTAATACGTTGCATTTTCAACTTCTGACCACTTTACTGCCACATAAGCATAATTAAAATACCTTGATGCACTCTTGTAATACGATGCATATTCCACTGTCGGAGTACCGAGGATGCATTTCTCAATCCAGTTTTTCGCAGCATTGCTGATAGCTTCTTTCAGAGCATCATCTGGCTCAAAGTTGATATCCGGAATTTCTACGGATGGCGGTTTAAGTAGTGGCGTACATGCCATGACGGGCGTTACACTTGTGAGTGACAACGCAAGTACGCACGCTAAAGCTAAAATTCTTTTTCTTGTTTTCTTTTTCATAATTTTCTACCCCCTAACGGCAACTGGGAAACATAATACTCTTGACTGAAACTTTGTCCATGAACCAGAATCTTTATAACTGGAAACAGCGATTGTATCACCATAACTGCACAATCCCATAAAAACAGACGATATTTTATTGTTATTTCCGTCCTGTCCAATGATAACGTCATTAAGTTTGCAAGTTATCTCTTGTTTGCTGTTATTAGAATCTAAAGTCGCAGATACAGTAACAATAAAGGCATAGTTAATGCCTTCTACGAAACTGGTTATATGTGACGTTTCCCACGTTACGCCACCGACCGTGTCTGATTCAGCAAACGGAAGACTAAGTTTTGACATAAGTGTTTTTATGGCAAGTGCTCCAACAAATTTACTTACGCCTTGATTCAAATTTATGTCAGACAAATCATTCATTAAGTCGTTCTTATCTGCACTTTCGTTGATAGCTGTAGCGAACGAATTAAGTTCAGCCGCGCCAAAATTATCACCAGTCTGTGTGTACGGAGTAACGTCTTCAAAGGAAACTGTTCCGTCACTATTGTTCGTCATTTTGAATTTTCGATTTCCAGAGTATGCATCGTTTTTGTAGTTTGTTTTTAAAGTTGCTTTTGAAGCCATTAGAACCTCTCCTCCTTATATCTTCCAAGTTTGAATGGAATTCTACGTACCATATTTGCCTGATTTTCAATCATTGTCTTTAATTCTGCACAGGTTTTTTCTATCCTATTCAGTTCTTGATAACCGATGAAAATACCATTTGCATAGAATGTCTGATATGGTCCATAGTCTTTTGTGGAAACTTTATTCGCAATCGAAAGCAAATTATGTTCAATCGCATTAAAATGATCTACATTCCAATAGCTAGCATAATTGTCCATATCAGAACCCATGCCTTCGATATCGAATCCTCCAAGCGTAGCCACAGCAATTTCGTGTAAATACGCAATATTGTTTTTGATTCTGTTGAAGTCCTCAATATTAAATTTTGAATAGAGATTCCAATTTGTTTTTGGTGTACTCCATGCCATTACATATCCACCTGCCTTGCTTTAATTTTCCCACTGAATCTTCCGTTAAACTCAATCTCGTTTTCGTAAGCCTGAATAAGTGCTGTTCTTCCGTTTTTCTTTTCAAGATAAAACGCGTCATTTGCATCAACTCTAGGGTCTCCACGCCATTCCAAAGAGTAATCAATCACACTTGAATAATAGTCCTCAATCCATTTTTCCAATTCCGGAGAATCTTCACTGATTAGAGGGTTTTCCCATTCTTGATATTTTTCACTCGTATTTGCCATATCTGTTTTCTGCGTTACAACGTATTCTTTTCCAGAAACCGTTACCGTCACGTCCGCACTTGCGGTAACGCCAGTGAATTTTACTTTCACGTAAAAGTTTCCCCACTCCACAATTTCAGCCTTAATCGCCGTGTTGTTTGTTGCTACGCTAAGACCGTAGGATGCATTACTGAAATATATCTCGTGTACTTGATTGTTTTCTGTAACCGTAACATTTTCGCTCACGATTTCATTACTTTCTTCGGAAGTTTCGGAGTAGACAGTTTTCACAAGTGCGACTTTGTGTGCTCTGTTTTCAAGCGTACACTCTGGATAATCACTTAGGTCATTTCTGCGAATTGTATAGTTCGTTGGATCTCCAATCATAAGATAATCAACCGCAACTCTCGCATTTTTTGCACCTTTCGTAAATTCGATCTCTGCTTTATCGATGTATCCGAAGTCTTTTTCAATCTTATACGAGCCACCACTGAAAGGTGCTTTGTATGTCTCCGTAATTTTCGGATAGTCAGACCTTCCACTATCTACCAAATAGGAAATCGCAAAATACTTACTTTTCTCTGTAGGAGTAAAAAGTGTATTCTCTACTCCACCAGCTCCTTCCAGCCGGTTTTTATCAGCATCATATATGCAAAAATTGAAATAACTAGTTCCATTATTTTGAAAGCGAATGGAGATAACATCATCTGTTATTTCAATGTAATTCGAAGCGTAATACATGCCATATAACGAATAACTAGTTGATAAAAACTTACCAGTGCTAGGGTCTAGTTTTTTAAGCATAGTAACTTTAAGTTTTCCATAAACCCTTGTTTTCTCTTCGAAAAGGTCCTTTGTGATGGTTTCTTGCAACTTGCCCTTTAGATATGTTCTTATCACGAACTGTTCCGGAGATATGCCTCTAAATTGCATATAAAGGTTGTATGCACGAAACTCTGCTTCCGAAGTAAAAGTAATAATTGGATTCCCGAGAATGAATTTATTATCTCCCGTAGAAACTTCCCTACTTATGTACCCTGTATTTTTAACATCATTCGGGTCTAAAAACAGCAACGTGCCATCAACACTCGAAAAATTATAACTGGCGATCGCATAGGCATCTTTCTTATCATTTGTCAGAATGTTGTAAGATTTACTGTAGCTAGTCTCTCCATTTGTCGAGATTGATTTCTTTGGAATAAACGCCGGGACGATGTTTATTTTCCCTTTCCTATCCTCAAAAATAGCACATCTTCCGGCATTTGCAATGGTCTGCAATGCTTCTGTGTGCCTTACAACCGGAATTGGGTTTTTGACCTTAACGTTCTTTAAGTAGTCATCCAAAACGTACCTATCATTACTTATTCCAGCATCTTCCAAAACATCTACAGCAAGCTCGTAAAGAGAAACACCATTCTTTACATATACTCCACGGTAGTATTTATTAGACTGTGAACTGATATAGTCCGTGGCTTTAAATTCAACAGATATGTCATTTGAATTCCACGAATCCAGATAAGATACTATCTCCGGAAGCCATTCAATATTACCGTTTCCGTCAATGTCATATCCAAACTCGATTTTTAACTCTTGTCCTACTTTCAAGAATCCACTTGCACTCTTGATATTTTCCGCATCGAAGTAATCATCTTGATTATCTAATGAAAGCGACACATCTCTACTCGGAAGTGTTTCTGAAATAGGTGACACAACATCAGTAATTGAGCAAGATAAGGTATTCGAGTTATCGAAGTATTTAACAACTCCAAAGTAAAGCGCATAGATACGCAATCTGTTTTCGCCATATTTCATTGTTTTTGGAGTAATCGTAATCTCGCTTACATTTTCAAATACATCTTCCGTAACAAAGGTGGATGATGTGTTGGAATAGTCCTTATTCACACTTCCACAAGTGATATTGAATTTTGTAGGGTAATTATCTCCAAAATCAATCGTAAGTCCTCTGATATTGAAACTGGCACCGCCAAATGTTATTTTGACTGCCTGTTTAATATCTTTGGTTACAACACCTGACACCATGTATTTAGCTGTGCTCAAAGTAGGGCAAAAATACATGCTGCCATCAACCTTGGAAAAATCCTGTTCCGCTGTTGCGTAGATTGCTTTTGCTGCTCTTTTTGTGAACACATCATTTCCATTTGAAAAAGCGGTGAACTCTGTATCATCACTAAACTTCGCTGTCTTTTGCGCTTCTGAATTAATAATACCAATCGAACCGCGAATATATGACCTGTTACGGAACGGAAGTTTCATAGACTCTATATATTTGTCACTTGCCTTTTGCATCTACTATCACTCCCATCCGGCATCAATTAAGTTGAATTTCAATACTTGATCCTGTTCAACCATATGTGTTAATGCGTTTACAAAAAGAGGTTGACCGCTTCTGTCTCCAGGGTACATTGTTACTGTTATTATCTTTCCAGGATTCGCCATATCCTCAAAAGTAACAGGTACATAGAACGGTTTCAGAGCATTTAGCATCATACGCCTTGTTTCTGGAGATATGCCTACCCATTCCAGATTGTCAAGCTTGTATAAATCCCTTCCAACTCTTTGCCCGACAACTGCGTTATTGACATTTCTTCCACCATCTACAGTTGTTGTTATCGTCCACGAGAACCCTCTTCTCGGAGCCGGGAAGTCGTATCCGTTCACATTTAAGAATGCCGACATAGCCATATCTCAAATTCCTCCTAAAAAAATAGTGTGGTAGCAATTAAGCCACCACACTATGTAAATGAATATCCGTTTCTGTTTTTTCTTTTATCATAAACGTTTACAAGTTCACGTCCGTCAACGACTATCCTACTTCCGCGTTTTACAGCTTCGATAAGTTCTTGTAATAAGTCCGTTTCTCTTGTGTTCTCAGACTGCGCTCTAATCATGGCTTCATATACACCTTTTGAAATTCCGTCAACAATCTGATTGTTGTTTGCTACCGCTGTGCGCCCGTTGGAGAATTTTCCGACCATTTCTTCATGATTTGCCATGAATACTCCATCTTCCGGGAATCCTCCACCAGTATACTTAGGGAGAATGTCTGATAGTCCAATACGACCAACACCATACTTATATCCTTTATATCCTCTGGCTGTCCATCCGGCATTAAGACTTCCGTATCTTCCAACCGTATATCTAATAGCAGCTATCATATTTGACAGTGGATCGTAGATGTTCGTATTGTATCCAGGTAATGCATTGCTTCTGAATGTAGGGTCAATTACCTGCATAAGCCCTTTTGACGGAATTCCGGCTTTCGCGTTGCTGTCCCACAAGTTAATAGCATTCGGATTACCGCCAGATTCATGTTGCATTTGCATAAGAAGAGCATTCAGATTAGCTTCCGAATACTGATTCGTCAGCTCAAGAGCCTTTTTGGCAAGTGCTCTCCATTGCTCTACTCCGGCTGATACGTTATAAGCTACGTTTCCGGATACCCCACTACTGCTAAACATGTTTGCAATAAAGTCTTTTGCTGATTTAAAAATTGTTTTTACAATTCCACCTGCAATATCAGATACAGGAGAAAGTAGATTTGAAATGTCTACAAACTTATTTAATGCTATCTGTAGTAATTTGCCAGGATGTTCAACATAGTCAGCAACAGTACCGGCAATATCTTTTGCCTTTTCCCATACGCCACCAAAGAAGTCTCCAATACCATTCGCGTAATGAGTAACACCCATACCGCCCATAAGTGCCTCTGTCTGGTTTGCCGGCATGATCTTCGTTCCCTTTTCAAGCGGAATTACAACATTTCTTCCTTTCGGAATAAAAGGTTTCCCGTTTGGAGGAACAATCATTTCTTTGTATGTACCACCCGGTTGGTCGTTTACCATTCCGATTGTGTCTTTCCCCACGCCGTTTGTACCAGATGCAAACTTAGGAACGTCCCATTTCTTCAATCTTGTTCCGGAATTAAGTTTCTCAAGAACCCAGTTAATACCATTGATGATTCCATTCACGGCATCACCAATCGGAGAGATGATTTTGTTTGCAATATTTTTAAAGAAACTGCTTATTCCTTGCCAAATGCTTGTTACAGCATTATAAGCACTCTGGAATCCGTCTTTGAAAAATTTTGTAATTTTATTCTTTTCAAAAATACTGGTAATCTTTCCATAGATTTCTTGGAATTTTTTAACTACATTTCCGATTAAGGACGCTGCGCCGTTTATCAGTCCTTGTATTAAATAAACACCCATTCCAGACATTACAGTTGATGGGGAATGAATGCCAAACACATCTTTAAATCCATTAATAAATGGATCAAAAATATTGTTTTTTATCCAGCTTCCAATTCCTTTAATAGCCGACAGTATTCCCTCAAGTCCACCGTTCCAGATGTCTTTTCCAATTTCATACATAAGCGTGAACACAAAAGAAGCTGCTGCTCCTAATGCAGTACCAAGAAGACTAAAGAAACTACTTGCAATTCCAGCAAAGTCGATGCCAGAAATAGCATCTTTTAGGTTCTGCCACAACCCTTTCGCCATTTCAGACCAATCTATTCCCGCAATCCACTCTTGAGCTTCTTCAAACGACCCTATAAGATAGTCACTGATACTTTTTGTGACCAATTTCCAGTCTAAGTTTCCCAAAAAACCTATTAGAAAATCAAATAAGGCCGTAATTTTCCTTACTAGCAATCTTCCATAGGTATTAAAATCAATCTGTTCCAGACTGGAATTTATAAAGTTTGCTAAATCATTACCAAGTCCAACAAAATCAATCGTCTTTAAAGTGTAGTATATTGTTTGTACAAACCCGTTAATTCCAAAACCAGCTTTTTTTCCAAGTTCAGACCAATCAACTGAATCCGTTATCTGGTTAACTTTTTCTCCTAATAATGTTCCTAAAGATTTCCAATCAGCATTTTGGATAGCTTCCCTAATCTTTTCTGCAAAGTCAGATATTCCTTTGTCCACCGAAGTCGTTTCAAACATTTCTGACGGAGATGGTCCAGTATAGCTTCCACCACTTCCACCACCACTATCAGAATCAGAATTTGAATCTGTTGTCTTTTGTTGAATATTAAGTTCATCAATTCCAAGGGTATATGTTTGAAAGTCTTTTGCAGCTTTTTTTGCATCACTTCCAGCTTTTTTTGCGCTCGATCCAGTGTCACTAATAGTTTTGCCGTAATCTTTCCATGCCTTTTTTGCTTGTACAACGGTCCCTTTCCCTGTAAGAGCTGCCATAAACTGACCAACCGCATTTAAAGCCCTCGCCATCATATCGATAAACGATGAAATATACGGTCCGACTGCATTAACAATCGGGGCAAATGCAACAGCCCAAGCGTTTTTCAAATATAGAAGTGATGAAACCATTCCGGAAATACTATTATTGTATTCAGAGCTGTACTGAACAAGGTTGTCTGAACCCTCTTTTACAGCTTGCTTGATGTTACCGATCACACCAAAGATAGTTGAAAAAAGAATAGATGAACCAATCATTTTTAACAACGACATTCTTGCGTTTCCAGATTCATCTTTCACTCCCCTTAAGGAAGATGCAAGAGATTTTAAGATTTTTAGTGGTGATTTTTTTATTGAAGCTACACTTTTCGCAAAGTTCCACATTCCAGCTCCTGCTTTTTTAGTAGCAAACGAAATTGTTTGAAATACTTTTCCAGCAACAGGAGAAATGGCTTGAAATGCTGTTTTTAACGCTACAGCTTTCTTTTCCATACCTCCTAATGAACTATCGTCCAAACGAAGTTTTTCCATAAGATTATACGGAAAAGAACGTATTGAATCCGCAACTGAACTTATTCCACTTTTAAACTTTGTGAAAAAACCTGTATTGTTTGAATCTGTAACTTTTTTCAACGAAGCCGATGCTTTTTCCGCTTGTCTGCTTATTTCGTTCAAGTTTCTTGCTTCTTTTTCAATAGATCCACTTGAAACTTCTGCACTCTCAGACAGTCCTTCATTTGCTTCTGGTACCTTCACTCCATCAGAAAGTCTATACGGTGTTTCTCCATTTCTTGTTACAGTTAAATCAGGGTTAAGCTTTACAGTATTAAAAGCCTCTTTTGCTTTCATCGCTTCTGCCAACGAGTTTTTATACTGGAACATACTTTTGATGTTCTTTTCCCACATTTTCCCCTGATTTATTGCACTTCCTGTCTGTTCGGCAGTGTCGAAAACATTTTGCTTATACCTATTCAGGCCAGATTCAAGCTTAGAAATTGCACGATTAAGCTGTTTTTCGTTCATAGCTTCAAAGTTAATTCTAAGCTTAGAATCCTTGTATTTTCTCATCAATGCGCTAAAGCCTTGGTCTGCTTTTTTAATCTCGGAAGTATCAACTTTCAGCTTGGTAGTTGCAGAACCAAGCTTCTTTTGTTTGTTTACAATACCGTCAAGATATTTCTGAGAAGATTTAAGACCACTGATATCAACTCCACCAATATTGTTTAATTTTGGAGCTAATGAGCCAATTTCAGAAAGCGTACTGGCTATTTTTTTCAGTCTGTTTTGCATTCCAGTAAGAGAACGGTTCGCTTGTTTAGCAGATGTTTCTATTTGCAACTCAATTGAATCAACTTCTGTACCCACAACTTCACCTCCTCTTTGCTCTACTACATGCTTGTCTCCGGAAGTCCAAGTTTTCTGTCATTTTCAATCCACTTATCCATAGCCCTGATTTCCTCAAGCATATCTCTTCTCTCTCGTTCTTCTTCGGTTAATTCTGAATCTTCGATGATTTTCCAAAGAATAGGCTTTTCAATATACTCAGCTTTACCTTTGAGAACATTGTCTATCGCAGTAACTATTGCTGAAAACGTGTATTGACCGGATATCCAGTTAATATAGTCTTCCCTTTTAATTCTTTCCTTATCTGCTTTCGCAATGACTTTTATGATATGTGGATTCATATTCCAGAACTCGTTCCAAGTGATTCCAAGCACACTTGCTGCCGGGAACCACTCGTTTTCAAAAAATTCTCTTTGGGATTTGTATTTTTTTACATTGTCTGCACAGGTGCCGTCTGAACCGGTGCTACTGGTGCAATTGGCACTGTTTGTTCCTGAACCTGAGCAATTTCCTTTTCTGCATTCTGTTGGAGAGCACGAAAAAAATCAGATTCTTCCATTTTCTTCTTCAGAACTTCAAATGCCTTATCAAACTGGCCACCTTTGATAAGGTGCTGCTCAAATTCCTTTCCGGCCACTTCATTGCTTACTCCCATACAAATTCCGACATATGCTCTCAAAAATGACATCGGAGTTTCTGAATAGTCATCCATAGTTACTCCTCTTTTTTCAAGATCACATACCGTGTTAAATCCAAAATCTTTTGCAACGCATGTAGTTTCGTTAATTTTAAATGTATCCATAAATCCTTACCTTCCCTTTCTTTTATAGGGAAGGGGCAGCCCGAAGGCCACCCCGTTCCGTTTTGTTGATTAAATTGTCGTTTCGTCGGTGTAATAATAACTGTTCTGAGCGTCCACCGACATTTCTTGCTCAGAACGTGTTACCCCTTTGATACAGTAAATGTTCCGTCTTTATTATCTACGACGGTGTATTCATCGGTTACTTTTTTAGCCACTGTGTTTGGAATAGCAGTTACTGACATTTCAACAATTTCATCTACTCCACCAACATCTGAAGGTGTAGCAGATACCTGTGCCACGTAAGCATATTTAGCCACGGAACCAATACCGTCCGTTCCGTACAGATGGAATATGCATACACGTTTGTCTTCCATTGTTCCAATATTATCCAGATATTCTTTTTCAAGGTTTCCGGTAAATTCTTTCGAATCTGTTGTCTTAATACCTTTTTCGAATGTCTGTGCATCGTCCTCAAGAGTTGTAGATTCTACGGTGTTCGGAGCTGATACTGGTGCCGGAATACTCTTCGCTTTACATAGTAATTTGTATGTTCCGGCAAAATCAACTTTTGATAAATCTGTTGCATCTGCAATTTCTTTTACAATAACTCTCGCTTTGTAACTGGTTGAAGCCATGTTTTATACCTACCTTTCTGCCTTTTTAGGCAACAAAAAAAGAGCCTTACAGCTCTCCTATAGTGTGTCATCATTTCCAAGAGTGCGTCTCACTCTCATTACGCTTCTGTAATTTCCTCTACCATTGTTAGCTTCCGGAAATGATTGTATTTCAAACCCCATGTCTTCAAAAACAAATGCAATCTCTTTTAGTACCGCTTTGGCTTCTTTTTGGGATTTGTTTGTTGTTACTTCAATCTGCATTGAATATTGAATTCCGTTGATTGTATGTCCCTCGGTAGTTCTTGCTTTTTCTGATCCTGACATTTCGTGCATGTATACAGTTGGGTATTTTGTGGTCGCATCTTTTGGTTCATCGGTCAATGTAAAGTGAATGGTTGGAAACTTCTTATTCAATTTATTGAGTACTTTATTTTTTACAATAGAAAACAGATTTGTTTCTAAGTCAAATACCCATGAATTATCCATTTCCAAACACCTCCTTCGCAATGATTCCGATTTTCTCCCTCAATTCAACTCCTGTATTGTACATAAATGGTCTTGACGGCATACCTTCGGTAAAGAAAAATTGACCGTTTTTATAATAAAACCATCCATATGTACCAGCTGGATACTTTCCAAATGATTCCTTAAGCGTAATAAATTTTTTTCCTTGCGCATACACGACAGGTAATTTCCCTGGATATGGTGATGATGCACCAACCATACCCGTCCCGATTTCTACATATATCGCATGGTTTGAATCTGCCTTAACAACGTAAACAGATGTATTTTTACCAGAAGGTCTTTCTTCACTTGATATACTTCCAAGAAGTTCACTCGTAAATACTGCATCAAGGTCAACAACATTCGCTTTTGCAATCTGTACTCCTTCTTCTGCAAGACGTTTCGTAAACTCTTTCACTTTCGAATCAAGTTCTTCTTGATACTTCCTAATCTGTTCAATCGCATCTGTAATGCTTTTTACTGACAAATTTGCTTTTATTACCTTTCCCATCTTTACACCTCTTTGCTTATCTTCTTAAGCAGAAATGCATCCTCATTCAATGGTTCATCATTAGTAGCCATAACCTCGTAATCTGCCGTGTTGGCATCTACGTTTAAATTGTTTGCCGTGTCTTTGTATTTAACGGCTGATTTTCGCCAAATACGAGTACCTACGGCAAATGGCAATGCCCCTTTTGAACAAACAATAGTGGCTTTGTCCGCTGAATCTTCTACACCAAAAACTCTTATAAAAGCTTCAGTCAAGGTAGAATTTATGTTTGCCATGAATTCTGTCGGTTCCGTATATTCCGGTTCGTATTCGCCGGATTCCACTGGTACTTCTTTTCCATCAACGGTAATGTATTTAGTGTTTCCTTGCTCGTCTTTTTCATAAATAGGCGTATTTCGCCCAGTCTGCAAAGAATACAGCATTTTCTGTTTATTTCTGTCCAGTGTTCGCATCGGTATCAACCTTCTTTGCTTGCTTTCTAACCTGATCTACGCCAGTACTTGCAAGACCAGATACAATTCCTACTGCAATTGCATCAAGAACGTCTGTTGCCGGAAAATCTGGAATTACATACATTCCAACAACTCCAAGAATTCCTCCTACGATACCAACGATAACCGGGATGCTATTATCCTTGATTTTAGGACAGAGTTTTGCGCCAAGTCCTACGAGATAAGTAATCACAACGATAGCAAGTACCGTTCCCATTGTAGAAATATCCATTATTGTTCACCTCCATCTACGTTCTTTTTGATATGAAGTTCATCAATCTCATGCTTCATCTTGGTAATCATTCCATTCCCGCCTAAATCATGATAAGCTTTGTACATTTCGCAAAAGTTTTCATATGCGTAGGAAGGTATATTACCAAGTTGCGTGTATTTGCTATGATACTCAATTAGCTGTACACGAAGTAAAAGCATAGTTCCCTTACTGTTAGCTTTCCTCATGGCTCGTTCTTCTGCAATTCGCTCATCACGTTCCTTTACGTATCGTGTTTGCTTTTTTTTCTGTTCTTGCAGTAGCCAAACCATGTATCCAAGCAAAATAGGAAGGGCAATGAAATATGTTTGTGTTATCACTTCACGCATCTTTTGTTGCTCCGTATTCGATTATTTTTCGTCACTCCCACCACCAAACCGACGAATCCCCTGCAACCATATTGCTGACATCAGTAAAATGGTCACGCACAATCTTCTACAAAAAATGAACATACGGAAGTACGTCATTAAATATCGAACTGGATATATAAGCATTTTCGTATGATCTGCTTGTAGAATTTTCACTGTGAGATGATTCTCCCTCAGCTCCTTCTTTCGCTTTCAGATCAACGACTGCCATAGCAATAGTACTTATATGTCTTTGAATATCATCTTCAATCTGATTTTCAGTAAAATTGCTAGGAAAATTCCTTTGTTGCTTATATTTTTCAATAACAAAATCAATCAAGAGTTTTGATGGCTCCTGACCTTTCAGCTCTGGAATGTCATTGAAATATTCAGTTACCTTTTCCCTGATTGAATCTGCCACTGCCATAACTGTTCTCCTTTATAAGTTGAATTTCGAAATAAAATATTCCTTTAATTCTCCACCAGTCATCGAATCAACATTGCTCATACCATGACCAGTCGCTAACGAACGTAAGTCTTGTACACTCATTCTGTTAATATCTGTCTTGGTATAATTAAATTCAAACGAAGATTTTCCCGGAATTTCTTCCGGGATTACTTCGCCAGCTTTATACCATTTTCCATCGATTTTGATTACATTTGTTGCAATCATACAATCACCGCCTTACGCTACTTTCATAACAACAACGCTGTTCATTCCCTCAAATGACGGAAGGCCAATCATTGACACAACGCAGTGTGTATTGATCGGGTGCTCTGTAGCATAAGTATAAACAGCAATACCTGTTTCAACGATAGAAAGGTTTCCGTTTGCGAGACTTCCACTTCTCTCTTCTGGTGTTCTACCGAAAACATAGTCACCAAGGTATACTCCTGCTGATTGGCAAGAGATGATGTTTTTCGGAATAAAGTACTGAGTTACTCCGGATTCGTCAACATACATCTTGTCGTAAACTTCGATTTCGATTCCGTATCCTCTCAGGTACGCAAGTACATCTTCCTGTCTTACTCGGATACCGCCGTTGTATGCTGTAATTCCAAGAACCTGTTTCTTTGTATCTTCCGCATTGAGAAGCATTTCAAAAGTCTCTGTGTTCATCGAAAATCTTGTCAGAGAGTATCCTGTTTTCTTGGCGAAATCACGTCTTGTTTTGATAAGGTCATCAAGCGGTGTTGCTGTCTCCGGGGCATCCCATTTGTCAGATGTTCCAGAAATTTCAATATAGTGGTCTTTTTTGTGCACTGTTCCATTGTCAGTTGTGTAATCAACCACATACTTTTTGCCTTCAATATTTACGGTAACTTTCGGTACACCGTCTGCCGGTGCAAGAAGTTCCCAAATCTGTCTCTCAGGTACAACCATAGCTCCCTGGATCAAATTCATTGGTTTCTTACTGATTTGTCTGAGAACTTGGTTTGCAAGAGAAGAATTTTCAGCTGAAGCATAATTTGCATATTGCTGTTCTTCTTTCTCTGTGACCATGTAGGACTCTCTGTAGAACGGCATCTCGTTCTGAATGTCCTGGAATCCTCCAACATCTCTTAACGGAGCCTGTGCGTCGAAATTTGAAGCTTTCAGTGCTACCGGCTGTGAATTTTCACCGACAATGTATCTGATTTCAAGTGAATCCTGTTTTGTGGTTCCGAATTTCTGTCTTCCAAGATACGGTGGAAGTGCAAGTGATGCTTTGTAGTTATCCCACATAACTCCAAGACTTCTTGCTGTAAACGCTTTCGCTAATGGTAATGCCATGTCTGCTATTCCTCCTTAATTAACCTTCTGAAATCTTTGGTGCTCCGTAAAAAGTAACTCTCGGAGTCGCTTTTCTTGCTGCATCTGCAATTGAAAGTGCTGTCACCTTTTCCCAATCAATCGTTCCCTGATATACATATGTTCCTGGTGCATCTCCCTGTGTAACATCAACGTCCTCAAGAAGATATCCAAGGCATTCAGCATCATTGGATGGATACGGTGTTCCCGCCTTTGCAATTTTCATACCGTTTTCATCAGCTACTGTTACGCTCGCCTGTGTTACTACGCAAGCTGCTCCTTCATAAGGAAAAAACTTCAAAATACCTTTACTCTGCGTAAAATCTCTTACAATTGGTTTTCCCATTTTTTTACCTCCAAATTTACTTCATCAGGTAGTAATCTCTTGTTGCCTGATCGCTAGCCTTATTGCCAAATACGATTTGTTCCGCATTTTCTACATCTTCCGGCTTTTCTTCGTCTTTTTTTCTTCCGGCATTTCCACCAGGATTAATGGAACCATCTGCGATTTCCTGTTCCTTGGCTTGTGCTGCCTTTGTTTCTTTTTCGGCAATAATCTGTGACATTGAATCGATTGCTGCTTTCGCAATTTCCAGATTGTCCTGAAATCCAGCAAGAACCGTATCTGCCTGTTCACCTGTCAGACCTTTTTCAGCTGCATATGCCCGAATGTCTTTTTTGATATTCTCTTTCTGCAATGAATCAATCTGTTTTCTAAGCTTCTCAATCTCGTCATCGTTCTGTGGTGACGGATTTTGGTTCGGCTGTGGATTTGGAACTGGTGCCGGTGTAGGCTGCGGCTGATGTTCCGGCTTTGGTGCTGGATTTGGGTTCGGTGCCGTAGCCGGTCTGTTACTGTGAAACTGATTTAAGTAATTCGTAACTTGGGCATCTGTCGGTTCCTCAATCCCTAACGCGATTAAGTTCTGTTTTGCTTCTTCTCTTGTCATAGTTATTACCTCCGTATCTACATTTGTTTTCGCTGTTCTATCAGCTTGGATTTATACTTTTTCCCATCTAACGCGTGAGAATGCTTTTTTTATGTATAAAAAAATCAGCCAAAAAATTTGGCTGATTCCAAAAATTTGGCTGATTGATTTATTGAATTTAATTTTTAAACTGAATAGCTTCAATCTGCAATGCCTGTCCGACTGTACCTAGTGTAGATACACCGTCTGCTTTTGTCCAGTCTGTCCAACCGGAGTTTTTAACATGCACTCGATACTCAAAATCTCCGTCAAAGCACAAGCACTCGATACGCTTATTCTGTCCTGTGGTACCGATTACAGTGTCTTTTGTGACCGTGCCATAATCTTTCCATCCGATACCCTCAATATGAGCTTTCGCTTTAATTGTCATGCCAAGTGGATCAATCTTAAATGCTTCGAGACGCAATTTATGCCCTGTAATACCAATAATGTTTTCACAAGCTCTTGCGCCAAGCCATCCTTTATTCTGGACATGTGGATTGACAAGGAATTTAGCAACCATGATCTCGATCGCTTCAATTTGCAGTCCCTTTCCTTTTGTGCCCGCCCAATTGCCGTTGAATGTCCAATCTGTCCATCCGATGTTTTTTTGATGGACTCTGTAGATGTACGGCGTATCCTTGCCGGTAATCTTGATTGCTTCGATACGTTTGTTCTGTCCTGTGGTGCCAAGGATTGTGTCTTTGGAGATATTCTTGTATTCTTTATCGCCTATATCCTTGATATGCACTACTACGTCTGTTTCTCCAACCGGCGCAAGGCGGAACGCTTCGATTCTACGGTTCTGTCCTGTCGTTCCTGACATACGACCATCAGACTGCCAGCACGCCCATCCGATGTCACGGATATGTGACTGGTAAGATACCTTACCGTAATGCTGTACGGAGTCCTGGGATGTTCCACCAGATGTTACCTTGCCGTCAGAATCCTCTTTTGCCGGAGATGCCGTAGCGATGCCGAATGCATTAAGGATACCTCTTGCCAGATCATCCATCTGACCGTTGAATTTGTTCAGATCGCCAGAATTGGTAATGAAGCCATTTTCCAGTAGTCTGTAGCTGTAGCCCCTTGCGGCAGCCCTGTTCGGGTTGGCGAGGTCACTTCTCGGAACGATATTTTTTGCACGCCCCGGGAAGAACGAGCCGATAAAGCTTGCCAGTGCCGTGTCATACTGGTCTGCGCTGTAAGCGGAATTGATAATAACATGACCGCCCTTTGCCGAAGCTCCTGCGCTGTCCATGTGTAACTCCAAAATCTGCCAATCTTTCGGAATATTAAGGCTCATGATTCCATTGTCTGCATACCAGTTTCGGTTCATATCCGCAACCGTAACATTGCTACCACCTAAAGCTAATAAACGAGAAGCTAAATATCTAACTCTTTCTGCTTCTGTATATCCATAACCTACTGCTCCGCAATCACCGGCGCCATGACCAGCGATAATAAATAAATGTGCCATAGTACATCTCCTTTTATGATATTTAGTTAATTAAATTAACATTTTAGCTTAGTTAGATACATTATTTGCAGTTCCGATTTTATAAACATAGTCGCTCATATTACCATAACTCGCAAATTCACAGTCTTTTTCGTAAACTCTCCATACCATTTCACCATCTGAATTAAGTGATGAAATATAACTATAAAGGTTGTTTATTTGTGTGCAATTTACCAAGTTACAAATATTATTTGTTTTTGCGTTAATTTCACCAGACTTCGGATAAATGCTCTGAAATTGTAACCTTCCGGTTCCCAAATCACATTTTATAAAATTCAGTTCTGCGCCTAATATAACAGCACTATTTCCGTTATTGTTTTTTCCGTCATGTACAAGCATTGTTTCGACGGTAGTCGTAACGATTTTGCAAAATTTAATCGTACCTTTTTCGCAAGGACTCATACCAATTCCTATTGCAGGAAATCTCCCTGTATCATCACTTATATTAGGACATCCACCCCAATCAAATATACAGTTTTCGATAAGCCACTCGCCTTGTATCCCCATACCACTACTCTCACAGTGCATAGCATATCTTGTGTTTTTACTTTTTATTGTAAATCCTTTAATGGCTGTAAATGTCCTTGGTAATGAAACGATATGAAAAGCACATTTTTCAACAATGTCACTTCTGATAGGATTTTCTAATCCTGTTGAGCCATTCCATTCGATAATGGTATCTTCTGGATTTCCACTCTTTGATTCGTAAGTAACCCAAGGTTTTGTAATAACACCTTGATATTTGCTTGTCTGTGCTATACCTGCGTATTTGTCTTGTAAATCTGTGTATGTTCCCGGTAATACGATAATTCTGTATCTTTTTGCGTAGGAATTATCGGTAATCGTTTCGTTCGCATGGTAAATAGTAGCAAATGGTTTTTCTTCCGAACCATCACCACTCGTATCTGAGCCTGTGGTTGAGACATATATGCAATATTCTTTTATTACAGAACCATCTATACTTTTTATATCATTTACAGAATCACTTAAACTTTCCAAAGTGTTATTGATATTGTCAATGTCATATTTTGGATTTTTGAACCAGTTAGATTCTTTCTGTGTAATGTCACCAGAATATAATTTTGCACCAACAAATACACCAGATTTCTGCATTTCGGTAATATACATTGTAGTATCATTCGGTATTTCTACATCACCATTACCTGACGCTGTATATTTACCAATCGGTATCCAATTTCCGTCAGTATCTTCATAAAAAGTAAAAAAACCACTCATATTTTCATAATGATATGTTCCAGCCTTTAATGATATTGGATTAAACGATTGATATGTTTCGGATTCAAGTTGTTTTTTAGCACTTTTGTTCCAGTACGTTCCGACACTCGGAGTGCCAATATCATATTCTTTATATCCGCCAACGTGTTCTATTTTGTTATCTAAATCTTCCTTTAGCGAAGCAATGTCCAATGCATTTTTATCTAACCTTTCAGCAGTATCTTTGTATATTTTAAATGATTGTTCTGCCATTTTTAATCGCCCCTTTATATTCCATCATCATATTTTACGATAATGCCGTCTTTTCCATTTGCTAAAAAAGAAAATCCTTTACCAGATGCTTTACCAGAAATCGCATCTCCTGTTTCTTTTGCATCGGCAGCTTTCCCTGGTTCACTCAAGGTTTTATCCGTATTTACTTCTACCGGATTTTCTTTCATGTAATTTTCTACAGCTTGTTTTATATCAGCAGTTGTAGAATTTGTTTTCTTCCACTCGTTTAATTCAGCATTAAATTTGTAGTAATCTCCTGTATCGGTCATGAGGCAAGAGCTTCCGGTTCCTACATATAAAGGTAGCTTATCAAGATCTTTTGAAAGGCCTTCGTAATCTCTTATATTTCCATATTTTTTTACGCAAATAAGACTTCCCATTTCAGGTACATCTTCACCTGCAAGATATGTTTGTCCGTCTTGTATAACTGTATAATCATATTTCATATCGCTTTTGTTGATAACCTCTTACTTTCCATCGTCATACATTACTTTAAGGTTTCTATCAGAGTCAATACTTAATGTAATTCCTCCAATGTTTCACTACTCTTCTTCCGTACTAACAGTTTTGCTATCTTGAACCTGTTCTCTTTCGACTTCTTCCGCAGTTCGGTACAAAACATCGAGATACGGTTTTGATAACGTGTATGCTTTCTCGCTATCAGGGAATAGAGTGCTTAATTCAAATGCAAGTTTAGGGTGCGTTCCATCTTTCAGCAAATAATCAAGAAACTGTGCTTTTACAAGCATATTATCCATAGGGCTGTGATTTATTACCACTTCAAACTGGCTTGTATCAATCGGACAATCATTCTTTTTAATTCTTATAATGTTAAGAATCACGTCATTCAGTCTTTGTTCCGACTCTTGAACGAATGGGTCTTTCAGCTTTCCTCTTGTTTTTGCCATATCCCATCCATTTCTAAGTTGTACAGCTCCTTGCGTGTCTCCGCCAGTATTTCCCTCGAGCTTAGGAATAGCCAGAATCTGCAAGAAATTGTCTATTAAATCCTGTTTCGCTACCTGAGACTCGGATTGATTAAGCTCCTGTGTCATAATATCAACATCGGCTTTATTATCCGTACCATTGTTTGATTTTACGACCAATGCGCCTTCCATTTTCATTTGTTTGAATGTTTCCGAATCAACTGTGCAGTTTACGAATTTAACCCACGACTGAACAAACTGCTCTATTCCATCCATTCTATTTGACTGCATGTTATTGATTGCATCAAAAATACTGATAACCAATTCAACGTCAGATATTCTCTCTGGGTTGTTTGGGTATTCTACAATCGGAATATTCCCAAACGCATGTACGCTCCATCCGCTCACTTTTCCATCTTTAATAATGCATTGATGTGTTTTTGTGTGGCATACTTTATACCATTCTCCTTTAAGGTTTTTCAATTCCTGTACGGAAACGATAGGTTCATCATTCAAAGAAGAATATATAATGTATGTGTTCATCGGAGTTGGCACTGTAATTCTAAATGGAATGGTTGATTTTTTGTCTTTTACAATCTGAACCGCCAGAAATCCAGTTCCAACAGCTGATTGCCATTCACCACATTTAATGTTTCTTGCGTGCTTATGTGCTAATCTTAGATATGTATTATATCTGTCAACATATTCGCTTATATCTTCCTTGATTGTGCTTACACATTGTAGCGGTTCTCCGTATGTCTGACCTACTTTAAATTGGACAGCTTCATACGCATGGTTCTCGACAATTTTGTTTATTATATCGTCTCTTACAATCTTTTTACGATAAAGAATCGGCTGATCTCCATGTACATAATCCCAAAGGTACTTCACTACCCGTTTATTAAAATAAAACGTTCCAAGAGTTTCGCCTACAATTTCCAGAATATTATTCTGGTTGACCTCTTCAACGTCAACATATGCAATTTTTCTTCCATATTTCCCCATTACAAGGTCTTGTAGTGTCTCTTTATTCATCGAATTACCTCTGCATTCCAAATGTCATACCGCTACTACAATTTCTTAACGGTATTGGTTTAATTTCCGTTTTTCCTCCGATTGCATGATACACAACCCGTTTGTTACACTTTTTACATTTGCATATTTTGTTCATCGTAGATCGTCCATCATATGTGCCTACTTTTCTATGGCATTTCGGACAATAAATTGTTTCTTGAATATACTTGTTCATTTTTTTCTCCATAAAAAATACGCCCTGCCTGTTTGGCAAGACGTATTTTCTTATCTTTCAGAAGGACATTTCCGGTTAAAGAATTTTTGTTCTTTTTATCTGATTATAATAATACACCCTTTTTTTAGTGAATTGTGTGAAACTTATAAATATTTGCTTATAATTTTACTTACTAAACTTCTATCTATTGACAAATTATCAGCTATCTGTTGTTGGGTCATTCCTTCGATAAAAACGCACTTGAAAATCTGCCTATCTCTGCTCATTGGAATTGTGTCTATAAATGATTCAATTTCTTCTGTATATTCAATTAAGTCATTTTCTTTTGTTCTCAAACGGTTAACCTTTTTTCTTAGAAGTTTTTTTCTTTTTTCGTAAAGTGTTATTGGAAATCCTTCAATTTTAAATCCCTGTATTCCTCCTAGACCTCCGGTTACTTTGTCACACACGGTACCTTCTGCAATAAGATCTGATATGGAGTCTTCTGTTTTTTTTATTTCTTTTTTTATCATCTCAATTTCCAATTTCATTGCCTTATACTCGGACAATTTCTCTTTTGTCAGAAAATTTGCATTCATTACCGGTACCCCCCTCTAAATGGATTATGTACAGCTTCAACTTTTGACGGTTCCCACGTTCCTTCGATAAAATATGCCAAAGACGCCAGACAGTCAGGTGCATCTTCATGTTTGTTTTTTCCTTTTATCGTGAAAGAAAATAAGTTTCTCATAAATGCCCTGTATTCCTGACTTCTACACCCAGTATCTCTGAAATACCATTCACGAATAGAACCGGCTTTATCCCAAATCCTTTGAGTTTTTCTCATTGAAGTAGGTGCATACTGAGAAACAAGGTTTATCTTGTGTCCTTTTTCTCTAAGCATCGTATCTACTTCATCTTTGTAACCCTCTCCACCTTGGTTAGCTTCGAAATACGCACTTCCGATATTGTGATCAATTATCATATCAACAACTTTCGGTTTAGTTATCTTCTTTTCAGAATTATCAAATATGGCATCATCAATATAAATCGATCCATCTTCATACATATATGCTACAGCAAAAGCCAAATAGTCTTCTCCACCAAGTGCAACGTCACACGCTGCGCAGATGCGGTATGGTTCTTCAGCCGGAAGTACTCCATTGTAAAATTTCATGTGTTCCTGACTAAATACCGCTCCGTCACGTTCAATCGGTTCCTGTTGACACTGTGCATACCATCCAGCCATATCATCATTTTCCTCGAATTTTGCACGCTCGATACGGTAATATTTCGTTGAAAAACCTACTCCATAATCATAATCAAAGTTACTCTCATCCGTTTCCGGGTCGAGAGCCGGTATTTTGAGTACATCAAATCGAATATCTTGTGCTTCCGGATTGTTTTCCAAGAAATCACGCCGATTCATGTAAATATCTTTCAAACTCCAAATTGTACCGTTATATACAACTTTGCATTTTTCTTTTTTACGTTTCATTACGTTGTTATCAAAGATAATCTGCTTTCTACGCAAGATGTCAGGGTTTAATACATCCTGAATACCTTCCAGAATATCGTCGATAATAAGCCATCCATAGGCATCGTATTCACCATTAAGACCAGATGTGAGACCTTTTCCAGATAAAGACTTGTACTTTTTCTTACGTTGCAAGTCCACCTTATTATTTTTTGCATCCGTATCTACAATAATTGCTTTTGGGAAAATATCAGAAAAACAATAGATTGGATCCGTCCAGATTTCTATAACGCCATCAAGAAATGCTCCTCCAAGTCCTTCTTTGTATGTCACATACAGGTTACTTGCTTCTGTATTGCGTGCGCACTTCCAAGAAGTTGCAAGCGTAAGTTCCTGACTCTTACCCACGCGGGCAGGCATGTGAACAAACAATTCGTCTAATTCATCATCTTCAAGCAGTTGTAGCTTGTCTGTTACAAGCTTTAGTGTTTTTCTTCTCGGTTCATAGAACCTATCTCTTCTTTTTCTGTTTTTTTCAACATACAGCATGTAGCTGTCCAAAACATCATGTGCTTCCATCTTTAACAGCTTGTAGTAAATATTTATCAATTCAAATTCTGTCTTATTTTCTTGCGCAAAGTCCTCAAGCTGTGCAAATGTGCCACCTGATTGCTTTTTTATCAAATAATTGATAATTTCTTTTGCTCGATTTGAGACTTTTACGCCGTATTTAATGTCATGTTCCGTGCAAATAGCCGTTTGAGTAGCCATTACATAAGCATTTAGCACCTGTCCGTCAATTTCATGATTTTTTATATAATCTTCATACTCGTTTACAGTTTTTATCAAGTATTCACTTGCCATAACAAAAAAAGTGCCTCCTAACTAAAAAAGTCAAGAGACACTTCTCTGTTCCACATCCGCATCCGGACAATAGCGATCTTTATTATTTTTCTGTGAGAATATAGTTCATCCTATTTCACAACTTTTTCCTTGTGGTAAGTAACTTTCAATCCCTCTTTAACAGGTCTGATTGTAACAGTGTATCCAGCCTCTACCAATTCTGTTACTTTTCCTTGTGACATATACAATTGTTTGACAATTTTTTCTTTTTTATCGCATTCATTCTGGATCATAGTTTCCGAAGTCCTCCGTTACATACTAGCATAGCGAGATATTATTTCCTTTTCGTTTTTCTTATTGCTCATCTTTGTATGCATCTCCATTTAACGTCCATATGTATTCTGCTTCAAACAATCCTTTAGGAAACGGTTCTCCCATCAAAAGTTTTCTGAGATATTTTCTAAATGTAGGCTCACACATTTCCGCCATTTTAGCTGCTTCCGCCATTGTAACTTTTCTACTAGCAAAAGCGTTGTATGCATCACAAAATTTTTGAGAATCAAACTGTTTTTGCTTACTCATATTACACTCCTCACATTCACGTTTACAACTAGCCAAGGCGGAATCGAACCGCCACAAATGGAGTCAAAGTCCATTACTCTACCTTTAAGCTATTGGCCAAAAGTAAAAAAATGCATTTTATTCAAATCTCAATCTTTTTCATAAGTGGTTTCAAAATATTTCTTCCCGGCTACATCAATTTTGCACTTCCCACTTTCCATATGCTTGATAACATAGCCACCTTCCGGGATAATTAAACTTCCGAAGCTTGTGCTAACTTTCAACCAAGTATCATTAAATCTTTCAAGACAAGTTACATTGGTTCCAACGAAAGAGGATACTTCGTAAATATTCATGCCATTCCACTGAATAGCATCAATTCTTTTCTTCGTGTTTCTATCATGGTAAATCATTTGAAAATACCTCCAAAATCGGCAAGACGTGAATCAAACTTACTTTCCAATTACTTTTCACCTGTTTACTCCTCTGTATGACAAGTGTTTGCAATCTTTCCGTACACATCTTCATACAGCTCCTGTTTGTCACCGTTGTATCATAATTTTCTACTCCTCATAAATAATATCCAAACCATAAGCAGCCGCAGCGTCATGCTCAATCTTGCATCCTCTTGCATTCTCCCAGCCTTTGCAGAAGTATACTGTGTGGCACAGAGACATGCTTTCAAGAGACTTCGCAAGGAAACACAATGGAATCTGTACTACACCGCGCTTTTCCATATTCTCATGACTGTACCATTCATCTGTGAAAAGAGTATTTACGACTTCATACCCTTTTGCCTCAAGCACCTTGATCGCTCTTTCTCTTGTTTCTACGATTTCTTTATCTGTCTTTCCGCCCATTGGCTGACTTAACATTGCTTTCTTCATCGTTCATTCTCCTTTCTACAATCCCTCTTGTTCCGCTTTCCATTTCGCTACTCTATCTTTCATGATTTTTCTTGCTTTTTCTTGAGGCATATCTTTTGGAAATGTGGCAGCTATTATAATTTCGTACCCATGACCCGAAATTTTTCTTTTAATTTCATTTCTAGCGAATGAATAAAACGGCTCGTCAAAATAGATGTTTTTCAATGTTTTGTAATTAAACGCCGCCTCATAACATAAACCAACATCCTCATTGGCATCACATTGAAGTTCGTCTGTGTCGTATTCCTCAATTGTAGCTACGTCGCTATAATATCTTTTTGTACTGTTCAGCATTGCACATATCAATTCAGCTTTCTCTCGACTTAACGAGACTGCTAGAATGCTATAATCAGAATACTCACCAGATGTAATTACATACACTTTCATTTCATCACGCTCCTTTTTCTCAAAACTGGCATGATAGGTATCGAACCTACGACCCTTCGGTTAACAGCCGAATGCTCTACCACTGAGCTACATGCCAAAAACAAAAATTGCATTTTCAGAATATGATTAGGGCTTCCCCTTATTCAATCATGGTAAAAGTCATGTTCTGCCACTGTGATGATAGGTCTGAGCTTCCGAGAGCGACTCTTGGCTTCCTACCACTGTCTAAGCACACATGGGATTGATGCCCATAAATTTCACGGTTCTTTCAGAAGAATATGTTTTATATACTTTGAAGCAATGGATTTCACGTCCACTACAATATCTTATCAAAAACTTGCCATACCGCTACTTTAACGAATTTCTTGTGTTATACTCCGATTTCTCAGATTCAAGGCAAATCAGCTTATTGAGAATTTCCAGTTAGTCCGTAGTCTCTCACACCACTCACATCACTGGATTATTTCTGCACCGCAGACGTCTATTTTACGCTGACCACAAGGATTCTGCTATTGACTTCTCTATGATGATACACTGCAAGGCATTGTTGATGGTTTCCGTCTTCACCAATGGAATCACTCCCAGTGGAAAGAATCAGCTTATCCAATATCTCGAACAAGCCTATCTCGTTACCTTTGCATCTCGGCAGGACTGAAAAATCCATCTGCACCGAGGTAATCATATTTTGAATTTGCAATACGGTTTTTAGTGTATGATAACGCTTATTTGATTTACTATAGTGGATTGGATAATGTTAATAAGTGTTTTTTCAAGAACCGCTTAACTTGAAATAGCAGACACGGGAGTCGAACCCATTATTACAAGGGTATGAACCTTGTGTGATTATCCGTTTCACTCGCCTGCTTTAATTGTTTGACTGGAAGACCGCCGTCTATTACATATCGCTCCGCAATAAAACCAGTCGAGGGACTAAAAATGTACAACTCCGTGTTACCAACCACGGAAAGCTACCGTTCGGACTCGAACCGAAAACCTGTTGATTCGTAATCAACTGCTCTATCCAATTGAGCTATGATAGCAGATAGCAAATGCGGTTTTTATGTAATTTACTACCAGAGAATGCGATGGCTGTTAATAGTTCCTCGTTTCCAAGAACCGCAAAAACTTGAAAAACGCCGTATGAAGGAGTCGAACCTCCAAGTCGTTTCCTACCGAATGCCTAGCAAACATCTCCAATACCATTATTGGAATACGGCTTATTTAGCGGTCTGCCAAACCGCCATAAATATAAAATCAAAAAAGAAGTTGCAGCCTATAACTGTCAATATCTCCGCAAAGATACTGGGTTGATTTCCACGAAACCCACCAGACCTTGTGATGGTCTTTTATTCAGCTTTCCGCTAGTTGGTAATGAAAGGATAGTGCGCTCATGCCAGCGCACGCATGAAAAAAATCTATCGAAATTTTAACTAATCGGCATAATGTAAATTGGCGTCTTCGCCGTATACGCTTCGTGGATTTCATCAAATACTCCACGTGCTCTATTTTCTGTTTTGTATTGTCCGAGTATCATCTTTGACACACCAACAGAAATTATATATTTTCCATCGACAGATATGTCGTAATTTTCAAATTCAATTGATTTTGTTTTGTCTTGGTTTATTATTCTCATTTTCTCTCATGATCCATGCCGGTTTGATGGTTTCCGGCATGGTTTTTTATTTAATTACTATAGGTTTTAGTTTTAAAAGCGATCAAGATATAGATTCTGCACTTATTAGGCGGTGGTCGTCCTCTTCTCATTTTAGTCTCCGTGATATATTATTATTCACACCCGTTGGACATTTACGGGATGGAATCTCATTGATTTGTCTTCTGCCATTTATCTTTGTGTTCCATCTGGCATTCAACCATTTCCCGGACATTTGTTCTCTCTTGCTTTATTCCGTGCCCCTGACGAAATAGCTCACATTCAAGTACGTTTCCACATTTGGAGCATTCATCCGTAATTTCTTTACCAAATATCCGCATCTTTATTCTCCTGCAAGAAATAATGTGATTTTTTCAGCCAATGCATATGCTTCCTTTTCACATCCGCGTCCGTATTCGCAAATTGTCGACCTGATTCCATCAAGTAACGCATGATAGAATAAATCATGTTTCTGTATCTCATCCGTCACAATCTGGCAAGATGTTTCAAGTACGACTTCGTGCGCTTTTTCCTTTATGATTCTATCTTCAGTCATGTTGCTCTCCTCTTACACCCGATTATCATTAAACAAAAACGAAAATGTTTGTGATTCAGGCACTTTCACACCACCCATCGCACATTCTCCTAAATTGCATTCACACTCTCAAAAGCTTTTATCATCTTCGGAAACTGAATGGCAAACCAATCAACAATTGTCTCTTCGTGCCCGAACTGTTTGTAATGTTCGTAGTTTGATTGAAGTCCGCTTTCAGCAAGGAAGGCATGTATAATCTCATGTCGTAGCTGCTTTCGCATCAGTTCATCGAAATCACTAACTTCATTTACATTGTCGTCCCTAATTCTAATTTCTCTCGATGTGTAATCACAATAACCATCAATATCTTTATCTTTGAATGGTTCCCTAATCACTTTATATTCAGTTCCAAGAATATTTACTGTTTTCATTTTCAAAGCATCTCCTACAGGTATTTGAGAATCAAGCTAATAGCTGCTATAACCGCAATCACAAATGTTATCATGTAAGTGAATTCAATAATCATAAACAATATCTTCTCACCTGTTTTGTAATTGGTTGTACAAGTAAGCCTGAATTTATTACTGAAACTTAATGTATTAAAATACACTCTTGTAATAATAAAAAGTGCTATGCTGATAACTAATAGTATTAAAGTGATTTTGATTAGCATATTGACTCTCCTTTAGTGGGGGGCTTTTTGTTTTTTTGGGAATTTGGAGGACTTAGTAGTGGCTTTTTCAAGTTCTCATTTAACCCCCTCCACCTGTTTGGTCTGTATTTTTCAATCTATACGACAAACATCTATTTGTCACATACATTAGCATCATTTTTCTAAGGGTTCGTTTAATTTCGTAATGTGTTCAATGATTTATTTTATCATTTTGTTTTCCGTGCATTGAAATATTAAAATATATCAATCTTTTTCCGTGATTTCTTCCGGTTCTACGGGTCCGAGCCTTGGCAACTGCTGAGCCGTAAGCATTGGCTCACGTTCTTTTTCTCTGCTTACGCCTGGTAGGTTCCAGCTGTGCCAATGATTCAGTGACGGGAGCACTTTCATTGGGTTAGTCTTGTGATCTTGTAACATAGCTTCTAAACTCTGTTCATTGTCAGACATAATTTGTTTAGCGAAGTCTATTTTCTGACTATTTAATATATTGCTATATTCTTTACCATCAAAATACTTACTCCCATTATTCCAGTTATACAATGTCTGTTTGTTTATTCCTGTAAAATCTAAGAACCCTTTAATATTTAATATCTGGTTATGGCTCAAACATATATGTTTATATATATTATAAGCGTTTATAACCTTGGTATCACAGTATTCCCTGTAGTTATCGTCATATAATAAGCACTTAACATTTGGCTTTATGATAGTATCATGTATCGTGTTAATAATATCCAGCCATACCACCGGTGGTATATTACTCTCGTCTATACCTGCGTCGATACAATAATTTGCGATCAGGTCCTTAACCACTGTCTTGAGATTATCCGGAGTTATAGCCATGCACAATTCATCACCAGATTGTACTTCTTGTTCTTTCTTTCTCCTTGCCATGTTCTACACCTCCACACCTAAAAAAATAACGCTCACAAATAGATCTTGATACTGATCCATCTGTGAGCGTGTTACACTTCTTTCTTGCCGTCCTTGCTCTCTTCTCCTATCCTTTGCAGCTGTTTATTCCCTCACACGGCATCTGGGACAACTTGCCAGTAATCACACTGGCGGGATTCGGTCTTGTTGTTGATATATATATAATACACAACAAAAGAGAAAAATACAAGTGCAATTCTTGAAGTTTTTGAGATATCGCAATGCGTGGCAATCAATGGAAATTCATGATTTGATTTTGCGGCTTTTTCTGGGTATATTCTGAGAACCTCGAAGAGGTTTGAAGAATATATCTCTTTTTAGTTCTAAATCTTAATCTAAATCTATATCTAAACCTAAATCTATATCTAAACCTAAATCTATATCTAAACCTAAATCTATATCTGCGGAGACATT